AATTCTTCCCATGTTTCACGTCGATTTTTTTCAGGGACGTATTTGGCGTATTTAAGGTACACGGTTACATCCGACAAGATATTTTGTTCGATATTCATAGTTTTTAATAATTTGTAGGGTTAAGTTCAAAAAATCTTTGTGATAACATAGACTTATCAACGGAGTCAATTTGGTTAGAATAGGCACTTTGTTTTTGTTGAGGTTCATCTTCTTCAAAGTTTTCACCTAATATATCAAAATGTCCTGTAGTAGTATCAATTTTTGTATTGAATGTTAAACCATCCATGCCATATCTGTTTTTCATAATGTGAAATCTTCCTAGTCCACTAACTTTATCTTGCCGTTTACGTGATAAGGATATAGCAACATCAGCAATCATAAGTTTATCATATGAGCCGGCCGCTTTATCGCCTTCAATAATATCATCTTTTGCACCAGCTCGGTTTACTTGTGAGGCAGTCCAAACAGGGATATTAAGTTGTCGGGCAAGACTTTTAGTACTGATATAAATATCATCTATCTCATCTTTCCGTTCTTTATTTTTGCGAAAAGATGAAAGAAGATCAACATAGTCAATAATAACTAAATCTGGCTTCATCTCAGAGTCAGAGCACTTCTGAAGGTGTGATTCTATTGTAGAAATTGATGCTTTTCTAGGCGCGTATTCTTTAATAATTAACTTACCTGGTAAGGCATCTATGGCAGTTTGTACTTGATCTCTGTGGTTATGTACTTCAGCAACACTAACTCCTGAAAAATAAGCATCGTACCGTTTACCTACATATCCTTCACCTAATTCTAAGGTATAGTGAACAACATTAAATCCTAATTCAACAGCGTGTGCACCCATAGCAATAAGGCACCAAGATTTACCACCACCTGGTGAGCCAAATACGATTCCTAAATCGCCATTACCTAAACCATTTTGTAATAGTTCATTAAATCGTTCAAAAGGAGTTGGAATAACACTGCGGTGTTCGTTTCGGTAACGTGACTCGATATCTTTGACATACTCGTGGCCAATATTTTTGTCTTGACCCGCTTTTAACGCGCTATCAATGAGGAAACGAATGGAATCATAGTCCCCCATGTTCAGCATCTCTACACTTGAAAATAACGCATTTTTTAATTGTTGGTTTTTGCAAAAAGTAGCAAATTCTTTTTCAACATATTCAATATCCTCAGCAGCCTCAAATGTTCTATAACATTCTCTTAATTGTTCAACTAGGGAAACTTTTAGAATTTCATTTTCAATCTTTTTAACTTCAACCTGGAAGTACTCAAGGCTAGGGACTGTGTGGTATTCTTGATAATATTTTAAGGTTTGTTGAATTAACCATTTGTGTGATGAGTTATCAAAATATTCATCTGATAAAATATCATGTATTGTCTGTAAGAATTTTTTATCATTCAATAAACAGGCAATTACTTTGGTTTGGAATCCTGTCCCATACTGTGCTAAACTTCCTAACGTCATAACTTACTTTCTAAAACTATTTAATACTTTAAAATTTTCTGGTAACCAGTAACTGATGTTTTTTAAGATATTTCCTAGACCATCCTCATTACATAAATGGGTAAATGAGGGAATGTCTAAAGAAGGTACTTGTTTATCAATTACTTCCTTGAGTATACGAATCTGACTTTCATCTACCAAAGGATTCTGTAAATCCATTAACTTATAATTAATGCGTAAATTGTTCTCTTCAAACACTATTCGGGAATATACAATGTGTTCTTTATACTTTTCGGCACTAATGCTAAGGATATCATCTAATGATAAAGTACGATCAATTAATTCTGGGAATTTTTTAAGTAATCCTTTTTCACCTAGACCTTTAATGCCCTGGACTTGGTCAGATTTATCTCCTAATAATGTTTTATAAATGATAAAATTAGATGATAATATTCCAAATTTTTCTTTTACAGTATCAGGGGTATAAAACTCTTTTTCAGTTGGACGGTATACAGTAATATTTTCATTTACTAATTGTATAAAATCTTTATCGCTAGATACAATTACTACTTTAGATTTGCCTAAATTATGATAATAAATAGCTAAATACGCAATAACATCGTCGGCTTCGGCCTTATCTAGTGAAATTATATTAACAGGTAAACAACGTAAATAATGTATTAATCTAGATATTTGGTCAACTTTAGCATCATTTTCTTCCTCTAAACTATCAAATATATCCCAATTTGTAATTCGAGTAATGTTACGATTTGATTTATACTCGGGAAGTAGGTTCTTCCTGTTAAGAGAAGAACCCATTCCGTCAAATACTACGTAAACTGAGGTTGGTTGGTTTAATTTAATTAAAGAACCTAGTGAACGAAGAAACCCTCCTAATCCACCAATATGTACCCCAGTTTGGTTTACATAATTGATCATAGCAAAGTTTCTAAAAAATAGATTTAAACCATCTATTAATAATACTCTACTATTTTGGTCAAATGAATGTACTGTTTCCTCTTGCTTTATGTTATCAAGCAACTTAAGTAGATCACTATTCTTCATCCGTTAATCCCAAAGGGATATCACGCGTTGACTCATCCCAATCTGAAGTATCTTCAATAACATCAAATTTACCATCACCTAAAATATTTTTCCATTCGCTAGAGTGGGCTTTCTTATAAGTATCGATATCTTTTTTATCATCTTCAATAAAACCATGTATAGTGGCAATTACAACACTCTTAGTTTGTAATCCTGTAACGTGGTTTTTATCACAAGATACTTTGGTTCTTACAGCAAATTCAACTTCTTTACCGTCTTTAGTTGCTTTAATTTTACTAGTACCACTATTAGTGATATTACCAAAAGTTAAAACAATAGATGCATCCAAAAACATAGTTTCACCGTTTTTCATTTTCATTTTAGGTTGTGCCATAATGTTTTCGGCAGGGGCAACCCAAATTTTATTGATAGCTACCATTGTATTAGTATAAGGTGCTGTTTCTTTTCTAGATAACGGAAAACGTTGATTAATAAAATTACCAAATTGTTGAGACATTGCTCCTGCGTTCCACATTGGGTTGTTCTTATTTTGTTCAACACTCATTTTACATGGTATTGAACCAATTGAATCCCAGAAGAAACATAAATCATAAGGTAAATTACCTTTTTTCTGTTCATCTAACAAATCGGCAATGAATTCAGCTACGTCTTCAATTGTACCTAAAGATGACCTATCTTTGTAGATAAAAAATCCATTATGGTCAGTTACCTCACCTGTTTCGGGATCAATAACATCATTTAACTGGAAGCCCATTATTCTAGCGTGTTCCCAAGACCATTTCATTTCAGTAATGATGAATACGGGTAAAATGTTCATTTTTTGAGCGCTAATAGCTAACTCAAGCAATGCTGTAGTTTTACCTGTGTTACTATGGCCTCGTAACAACGTAATGTGTCCCATTGGGGCTCCAACAACCGAAATTGATTGTTGGAGTGCATTTGAAAAGGGAATCCACCTTTGTTCCTTAAATTTTACGTTTGTGTTAAGAAGTTTTTTCTCTTTAAAACGCTCAAGGTCAAAGTTTCCCTGGATTTCTGAGGCTACAGCCTCAGTTAGTGATTTTTTGGCCATAGTTAGAAGGGTAGATCATCATCATCGCCAAACAAAGAGTCAAATTTGTCTGTTTTGCTTTCTTTAGGAGTTAAAGCATAATTTGGCTTCATAGGCTGTACAACTTCTTCTTCCTCGGCTTCAACTGTAGATGCAGGAGCTGCTTCCTCAGGATTTAACCACTCTTGCAACAAACGCTTCATTTCATCAAACTCATAACGCTTGTACAAGTCAGTTGGGCTAGGTTGTTCGACTAGCATTTTCTCAGCTGCTTCTTTGTTTTCAACTAAAGGTGTTTGTTTAGTTTTAACACGAATAGATGATTTGTTGTAGGCAGTACCAGTAACATCTGGTCCAACTGTGTCTACAGTAATGTCTCTACCTTCATAGATGTCAGTGTAATCCCCGATATCCTCATCATCCGCAATTGATAAGAATTCTAGGTACAATTCTTTACCAAATTCCCACAAACGAACACCTAAATGCTCTTCACCACGAACAATTACGGGTGCAAAAATACGCATTTTAGGATCTAACTTTTTAGCTAATTTCCAATTTTCCTTGTCTTGAGATTGACGGAGTTGTTTTGCAAACTCAACAATAGGATCTTTGTCGCCAAAGTTTAGGGGAGAAATCATTGTACGGTTTCCAATTCCATAGTGGAAGTACAATTCTTTAAATGGGTTCGTTTTATCGAACGCGGAGGGGACGATTCGGATAACCTGTTTACCAACCGAAGGTTTCCAAAAGAATTTTTTGCGATCTTCGCCCGAGTTTTTCTTACCGGGTTTCTGCTGCATGGCATTTAGCCTCTGTTTAATTTGGTTTAAATCCATAATAACTTTTATTTACATCATAACATACAAAAAAAGGCTTGTTTTACCAAACCTTCTATTATTTTTTTATTGAGCTTTTTCTATTTCATATCTAGGTTCCTCATAACCTATAGTTCTATTTATATAGTCGTCAAATGAATAAGTATTAAGAAATTCTTCTTCAGATAACTCAGTATCTTCATTGTCCCACATTGGCGCCCAAATATAACCAAGAGCTGCGTCTTCTGCTTCTTTTTTAGTACGAAATACTTCTACATCTGCGTCACATTCTCTATCAATATCCCAAATTGTTTTTAGTATGTATATTCCCTTAATTCCACCAGGTATAACTTTTATTTCATTTAGTATGTCAATTAGTTTAATCATAATTCAACAATTTTGTAGATTTTAGTTCGTAGTTGTTTTAACTCATCGTGCTGAGTGAGTAAAATTGTATTTTTATAGTGTTGCCAATTAATTCTATAATTTATATCAACAACACCATCATTTAATTTTTTAATCAATTCATTTAATGCATTAATTGTATATAACGTATTTGATTCTTTTTTACGGTGTACTAAAATAGTATTATATGGAATTTCATCAATTTCTGTTTCCATAATGTTGTAAGTACAAACGTACTCGTTATTACTTTTTATATATAAAACAAATATTTTATTGTATGCAATTGTATAATAATTCTTTATATCCTCTATAAATCCATCAATTTGTTGTTCTTCAACAAACGAGCAAAATAACTTATTGGTAAGCGCCATATCTTCAGTATGGCTATAAATATCATAGGGGACGAAGGTTGTTGTAGTTAATTCCATGTTGTGTTTTTACTGTTAATCCTTGTTGTGTAAATATGTTGTGTATATCGTTTAATAATTCATCCCCATCGCTTTCCGCATAATCAAGCAAAATAGAATCATATACATATAGTATAGGTTTTGTTTGTTTTCCTTTTAATAATTCAATTATTTTACGCAATATGGTAGCGTTAAGCGATGTTTCATAGTTTTGAAGTATATAATTAAACAATTTATATGGGTTAGGGTTGTCGATGTTTTCAAGGCAATAACTTGAAAACGGCACGATAAATTTGCCTGAGTTATTGTAAAGTCTCCAGTTATTGTCTATATATTCTTTGCATTTAGCAAAGAAGGGTATGTCTAGATATTGTTCTTGGATACCCCCATATAATTGTCTAAATACATTTTCTTTACCTACTTGCTCATATAATTGAGAAATATCAAAATCACCACCAATTAATTTATTGGCTAATGTAGGGTGATAAGATGAAATGTCAAATTCAACTAAGTAATCGTTTTGAGCAATAAACGACTTACGGGCGCCACTTTCTTTATTTAGGGCAGCAAAATTAATGCCATTAAAGCTATTAGATGGTCTCCTTGTTGTTGTGTAAAGGTTGTATTGAGTAAATATTTTATCATCGCTGATTGAATAGGATTCATATAGTATTTCATAAAATTTATCAAGGTCGTGTTTATCAATTTTTATTCCATTTTTTTCAATCATGTAAAAAACAGGAGCAACATTATTGTTATAAAAATGAAAATGGGGTGGTTTATCCATAAATAAAACGGGTTGAATTTTATCGTAAATTAATTCACAACGTTCATAGTGTTTTACAATAGGGATAATTTTGTTTATATTATCTCGTTCTCCGTATTTCTGATAAAAAAACTGGTGGACTGGGGTATTAAAGTCTAACTTTTCAATGTTAGATATAAAGTTTATGTCCTGAATGTTGTGGTGTTTGAAATGATATAGTGCTGCTTTTTTATCTCGCACATATATTGTGTCAAAGGAATCGAATAATTCTTTTAATAGTTTAATGTTGACCGAAAATGAATCGTTGTGGTCAATAGGGAACATAAATCCCTTTTTATATCCTACAGGACGAACATAAAATAAACAAGGAGTGGTTAATGCGGGATGATAATTATCATTATTTTGGATAATTTCTACAAATACCTCACTAATGTCTTTATTTTTATTGACATCAATAAAGTATTGTAATTGTTTATTATTTTCGACGAGCCAAAACACTTGATATAACCTTTTATCTTAATATACGATAAAAGATTTAAAAGATCAAATTTTTTAAATTAAAATTATTCGTGTTATTTAAAAAGAAATCCAGAACTTTTCTTTGTTAGCTATAAGATCACTATAATCTAAAAAAGGATATTGATTTTGAAGCATATCTAATGCTAACTCAAAAGCACGTTCATATTCATCTCTATAATCTAAATCTAATCCTTCTTCTTCAGCTATATCCTTTATATATAAGTACATATATTCTTCTTGATTTATTTTAGGACCTACTTTTCCAGGTATAGCTTTAATTTCCTCTAAGCGAGAATTTTCAGTTAATTTGTTTTCTATTAAGAATTGTGTTAAATTAAATTTATCCATGTTATTTAACTATAAATACCTCGTCACCAATTTTTAAAGTTTCAATGGTACTTAAATGTATCATTCGAAAATCGCGTTTTGCTAAATCATATACGGGCAGTACTCCTTTTTGGAATGGATCATAAGGTAATTTTCCACCTCTTAATGCGTTTCTATAAATAGGGGATTCTCTAGTTACAGCAGTCATAACTCGTTTTTGTCCATTTTTCTTTATAAAAGTTACAGAGAATTTTTTTCCCTTAGTCATTACAATTTTATCAAGTGCCTCTTGCTTAGTAAGTGCTGCTTCTACTTCCTCGTTAAGGAATTTTTGCTCATACAGCATGTAACGCGCTGATTCTGTTATAATTTCTTTTAATAGGGATTTTTTCATCGGTAAAATTCGCTGTAGTTTTTAAAATAATTGCTTAAACCATACAATTTTTTTCTTTGTTCTTCAAGAGAGACAATATTTTTATTGGTTTTTGCTACTGTTTCTCGATTTTCCCCGTTAGTTGTCCAAAGTATGGTAAAAGGAATATAGATAGGCCAATTATATGTGTTGTCTTTACTTAATATTTTATTATAAATATCAGAATTTGTCTCAATAAACTGCAATTCATTAGCTTTTTTAACAAAATAACGAGTAAATGATGGATATTGAGGTAATGGTGTAATGTATTTAGGTTCTAATAATGAGTCTAGTGATTGTGGTTTTCCATTTTGTTGGCGAATAGTATCATAGTCACTTGACAAATATGAAAAATCGTTAGGACTAGGATTAGCCCCACTGCTGTATTCTTTAGTAGATATAGTAACTAGTTTTTGAGAAATACCATCATTTGGGTTTCTACCACTAAATACTCCGCCAGTACTTACTACATAATAGTACCCTGTGTAAGGTGTGTTAGGGGTAGATTGTAAAGCATACTTATCCCCATTAGTATATAAATCGGTTACTATTTGTGATTTAGGATAATACATTATTAGAAATTAGGGACACGATATAAATATAAAGTCCAACAGTTACCTGGTTTACTATTATAAACAAAGCTTTGTCCATAGTTGTTCTTTATATCCGATGACCATCCTGAAGGTGATTTTGATCCTACATAGATTTGAGTATGACCATATTTGCCTTCGTCTCCATCTGAGTCTTCTGAGTAGTAGATTAAAATATCGCCAACGTTGTAATCAATGCTGTTAATTGCTTGTTGGATTTGAGCTTTATTTAATCCTTCACCTATTAATGCTCCTGTATATTTTAATCCTAGTAAGCTTGGGCTATAGGTTTTAGCAGGTCCTCCAGCCTTGGTTAATGATCCTTTTTTAAATATTCTGTTATTACCTGTTCCGGTTTCTCCATACTTAAAATAATTTTGGAAATTTAAAGCAATATTATATGTTCCCTGAGCGCATAGTCCTTTTATATCTGTAAGAACAATATGATTATCTCTATCAGGGGTAAGCCCAGCAAAAGTAAGATCCCATGCTTTAAATGATTTATTTAATTGAGTTAAGGCAATGTTATAAGGAAGTTTATTATATTGAGTATTAAGTTTATAGGCTTTACAAACACCTGCAGGGACAATAGATGTAAAATCAATATTTAGTACCTGGATAGGTTTAATTTTAGCTTTTTCAGCAGCAGTTAAATCTTTTTCTTTTAAGTAAGTTAATGTAGCTAACTTAGT